CGAGAACAACGAATGCAAGTTCGGGGCTATCGACATCGATGTGTATGACTTGAACCATAAAGAATTACAGGAGCGCATACGCAAGTTGAAGCTCCCGTTGTTTCATTGCCGCTCGAAGTCGGGTGGTGCTCACCTGTATTTGTTCCTCAAAGAGTTTGAGCAAGCAGCCGTGGTCCGTGAATACCTGACCGAGATGTCGATCATGCTTGGTCACAGTGGGGTGGAGATCTTTCCAAAGCAGGACAAGATCATTGCCGAGCGTGGGGACGTGGGCAACTTTATTAACATGCCATACTTTAATGCAGAGTTACCGCAGCGGTTTTGTTACAACGAGAAGGTCGAGGCGATGGAACTCGACGAGTTCTTGGATGCGGTGGACAAGGGCCGTGTTGCGCTGTCTGAGTTAGAAGCGGTACGGGCCACGACCAAAGCGCGTAAGCATTTCACTGACGGGCCTCCGTGTATACGGGAGATCTTTTCGGACGGGCCGCAGTCGGAGCCGCGAAACAAACTGCTGTTTTTTATCGGAGTGTATTGCAAGAAGAAGTTTCCTGATGATTGGCACGGGGCGATAGAGGAATACAACCGGACTTTGTTTTCTCCACCGCTGCCTTCGAAGGAAGTATCGACGATCATTCAACAGCATGAGAAGAAAGATTACAGCTATACATGCAGTGACGAGCCGTTCAAGTCATACTGTGATCCGGCGCTCTGCGTGTTGGCGAAGCACGGTATCAGTGACGATGCACCGGATGCGCCACAGGTTGGTGGCCTGACGATCATGCTGTCGGAACCAAGGCTGTACTTTATGGACGTAAACGGGACACGGATCCAACTGTCCACGGAGCAACTACAGAACCAAACCCTGTGGCAACGGGCATGCATGGAGCAGTGTATGTTTATGCCGCCGACAACCAAGGCTAACCGCTGGCAGCAGATGGTCAACGGGCTGATGAGCCAAGCGACATACATCGACGTACCAGAGGAACTGACCATGGCAGGGCAGTTCAAGGATCTGTTGCGGACGTATTGCACGAGCCACATTCGGGCGATGGCACCGGAGGAACTGGACATGGGTAAACCGTGGACCGATGGCGGCATTACGAAGTTCAAGTTGGAGGGGCTGTTGGAGTTTCTGCACAACCGCCGCTTCAATGTTACCAGCCGTGGGTGGGTGACACAGATGATCCGTGATCTTGGAGGAGATAGCGGAGTGCAGAATATAAGGAAGCGTGGACCCAAGGGGGAACGACGGAGCACGTTGCGCTGTTGGTGGGTTCCTGCGTTTGAGGAAGAGGAAATAGAACTACCTGCGAAGGAGATTAGTAATGACATCCCATTCTAACAGATTGCTGCGTGTGGGAGAGGTGGCGGATATCTTGGGGGTATCGCGTTCATACGTTTACAAGTTGGCGCAAAACTCGACCAGTTTTCCCAAGCCTATTATTCTTGGTGACGAAAGCAACAGACGGTCATCGAGCCGATGGGTTTTGACCGAGATCGAAGACTGGGTAAACACTAGACCAAGAGGCAAAGACTATGATCCCGAAGGCTAAACTTATTCTGGGTCCACCAGGTTGCGGCAAGACCTACCGTTTGATTGAGGAGATCAAGGAGGCACTGGCACAAGGGGCGCACCCGTCACGGGTGGGGGTGATTTCGTTTACCCGTAAGGCTATCGAGGAGATGGTGACACGGGCGTGTGCCGAGTTCCAACTGGAGCCGAAAGACTTTCCGTTTATGCGGACAAGTCACTCGTTTGGATTCCGTGGGTTGGGGTTACAGCCTACCGACATTCTGAACAAAGAAGACTACGACAACATCGGGGCGATGGTGGGTTTGACCTTCGAGGGCAAGCTGACCAATAGCCTTGAGGACGGTATGTCCCTGCCTTCGATTGGAGGTTCGGGGGCCGTGTACCTACAGATGGTGGGCCGAGCACGGTTGCGGATGGTGGACTTGGACACGGAGTTCAACGAGACGGCTGACCGTAGTTTGTTCTATCCCAAGTTGGTGCAACTGCATGAACAGATCGAAGAGTACAAACGGGCTGTCAACAAGTACGACTATGTTGATATGATCGACAAGTATATACAGGTGGGGGAGCCCCCTGCCCTTGACTATTTGTTTATCGATGAGGCCCAAGACTTTACGCCGTTGCAGTGGGAGATGGCAGCAAAAATCGCTGACGCATCTGACCAAGTCTTTATTGCTGGCGACGACGATCAGGCCATCCACCGTTGGACGGGCGTGGATGTTAATGTGTTTAACACATGCACCAACCAAGTGGAGGTGCTTGAGCAATCGTACAGGATCCCTGCATCTGTGCATAGGTTAGCCGTGGATATTGCCAAGCGGATTGATGATCGGCACATCAAAGTGTTTAAGCCCCGAGAAGAGGAAGGCACGGTTGAGTGGGTCACGTACCTCGATGAGATACCGCTGCACGAGGGATCATGGACTATCATGGCTCGGACCAACGGGTACGTTCACGACCTGGCAAAGCGGATCAAAGAGATGGGCTTCAAGTATTCTTTGAAGGGCAGACCCAGTGTGTCGGAGAAACTCGTGGCAAACCTGTACACATGGGACGACCTGTGTGCGGGTAAATCTGTGGGGCTGCAAAGGATCAAGGACCTGTACTCGTCGGTCCCGAAGCAGGGACAGAATGCAGTGGTCAAGCGCGGTTCGACACAGATGCTGGACCTGTTGGCTCCTGATGCGGAGCTCAACATGGATCGATTGCAAAAGGAATTTGGATTGTTGGCTGGGCCAGAGCAGAGTGCGTATGAGGTCATGCGTGTAGGCGGAGCCGAACAAGACTACATCGATGCGATGGAAAGACGGGGTGACGATTTACTGTCAGAGCCCAGAATAAAACTGTCTACCTTCCATGCGATGAAGGGAGGCGAGGATGACAACTGCGTTGTTTACCTTGCGTCAACCAAGGCGTGTGTGGAGAGCGATTACCCTGACGATGAGCACCGTGCGTTTTACGTTGCGGTCACACGGGCAAGGCACAATCTCTACATTCTACAGAGCAACAATAACTACAGGTATACGATATGAAACGAGATGAGATCCTCAAACAGGCAGAGAACCTTATCAACGGGGACCGTAACAAAGACTACGGTGACGCCAAACAAAACTTCCAAGACATAGCAGACCTATGGTCCGTGTTCCTTGGTACGAAGATCACGAGAGAACAGGTGGCAGTATGCATGATCCTGATGAAATGTTCGCGGTTGATGAAGTCTAATCACATGGACGGATGGGTGGACATCTGTGGGTATGCAGCCTTGGGAGGAGAAAAATGATGTATACTTGGAAAGTTACCGACGATGGGATGAATGTGTACGAGGATGGTGTTAGAGTAGCGAAGTTCGAACCGAGTCAGTTCGTTCACATACTTGCAGAGTTATCGGCCCATGTGCGTTGGCAGCAAGTAGAAAGAAACAAAGATAAATTCATTGAGAGCAGACGACAGCATGCAGAAAAATCTATTCGGGAGTGACCTACATCATCAGATCAAACAAGAGTTAGATTTGATAGATGTAGATTGGAATATCCCGCCGGACTATCCGGATCTAACCAGCTACAAAGATGTGGCTGTGGACCTTGAGACATACGATCCCAACATCAAAACACTGGGACCAGGATGGGCGCGTAAAGACGGTCATATCATAGGCATAGCCGTGGCAGCGGGGGAGTACAAAGGATACTTCCCAATGCGGCACGAGAACGGACACAACCTTGATCCGAAGTTCACGCTCAAATGGATCAAGAAGCAACTGTCCGTGCCGGACATGAACGTGATCATGCACAACGCAACCTACGATGCGGGGTGGCTACGGGCCGAGGGCGTAGAGATCAAGGGCCGGATTATCGACACCATGATTACTGGCGCATTGGTAGACGAGAACCGTTGGTCCTTTGGCCTTGATGCCATGGCTCGGGACTTTGTGGCGTTGCGTAAGGACGAGAAGCTATTGCAAGCCGCAGCCAAAGAGTGGGGCGTGGATCCCAAGTCTGGCATGTATCTATTGCCGCCCAAGTATGTGGGGACCTATGCAGAACAGGACGCCGTGGCAACGCTTAAACTGTGGGACGCACTGAAGGTGCAGCTAGAAGAGCAGGAGCTCTGGCATATCTGGAACATCGAGACGGGTTTGATTCCGTGTATGTTGGACATGCGGAGCAATGGGGTGCGTGTCGATCTGGACAAGGCTGACCGAAACAAGAAGCTGATTCGTAAGCAGACGTCCAAGCTGCGTAAGTATATCGAAGGCGAGGCTGGCATGGAGGTGGACATCTGGGCATCGGCGTCGATCCAGAAGATGTTTGACAAGCTGGGTATGGAATACCAGACCACGGAGAAGGGTGCGCCATCCTTTACGAAATCGTTTCTGAACGACCACCCATCCAAAGTCTGTCAGGCACTGGTCAAGCTGCGCGAGTTCGACAAGGCCGACTCTACGTTTATCGACAGTATCCTGCGCCACGAGCACAACGGACGCATCCATACGGAGCTCCACTCTACCCGTCGGGACGAAGGTGGCACGGTGACAGGGCGGTTTTCGTCTTCGAACCCAAACCTCCAGCAAATTCCTGCGCGAGATCCTGACATCAAGAAGATGATCCGTGGTTTGTTTGTGCCGAATGAAGGATGCCAGTGGGGATCGTTTGACTATTCGAGCCAAGAGCCGAGGTTATTGGTGCACTTTGCGGCGTCCATGCCTGATTACATGAGGCACCATGTGGTTGATGACATCGTTGAGGAGTTCAACACGGGGGACGTGGACCTGCACCAGATGGTAGCGGACCTTGCTGGCATTACACGGAAGCAAGCTAAGACTGTAAACCTTGGGATTATGTACGGCATGGGGGTAGCAAAACTAGCTGATCAACTTGGGATTCCAGCGGATGATGCGAAGTCTTTGATCCGTCAGCATCGGGACAAGGTTCCGTTTGTTAAGCAGCTTGCGGACGTGGCTACCAAACAGGCGTCAGAGAACGGTCAGATACGCACTCTGCTGGGCCGTAAGTGCAGGTTTCCGCTTTGGGAGCCTGTCACTTTCGGGGTAGGCAAACCCCTACCTCACGACGAAGCACAGAAGGAGTACGGCAAACAGATCAAACGGGCGTTTACATACAAGGCGCTGAACAGATTGATCCAAGGATCCGCAGCCGACCAAACAAAAAAAGCAATGCTTGATTGCTACAACGAGGGACTTACTCCTATGCTCACGGTTCATGATGAGTTATGCTTTAACATAGAGAGCCAAGAGCAGGCGGACAGGATTAAGGAGATCATGGAAACAGGAGTGCCACTCAAGGTCCCCTCTAAAATAGACGTAGACATCAAACCAGATTGGGGAGAAATAGAATGATCGATCCGAACATGAAAAGCCTTGGCCTTAGAGAAATGCACCCTGCGCAGGTAGAAGCACTGATGGAGTTCGTAGGAATGTCCATCAACCTAGCTGCGTTGACCCGCGACAAAGAGATCGTAGAGGAAACAGAGACCGCAGCCGATGAGCTTATTAGATTGTTCGGCGGCAACGGTGTGCGCGTGGTTGTCGAAACAGACTACTGATTTGCGCGGCGGTTTAGGATCTCTTGGTTAGCAGCCTGAGATGCGGGGTCACCGCCCAATAGACTTGGGGCCACGGTCCGAGCACGTTCAACCAATCCTCTTGTAACATCCCGTCCTGTGTCGATCACCGCGTCTGCGGCACGACCGACAAAGGTTTCGCTGGGCTGTGGTTCGGGGACCACGGTCACACTTGTTTCCTCTACAAGTATCGGAGTGAACTCTGGCTGGGTTTGTATAATCTCTGTGCCTCGGAACGTGTTGCCGACTTTGTTAATTGCTCCACGAGGCAAACGTTTTAGGATTCTATTCTCTTTTTTAATGTTTGTTTCGTTGTTTACTTCGCGAATTAAGTTACGGCTAACTTTGATCGGAGAGTAGCGGTTATTCATAATCTGAGTTAATTCTTTACGAGACACGCCAGTGTTTTTAAAAGCCCTGTATACTTCACCAACAGTCATTCCTGCGGCTCGGGCTTTCTCGATTTTATCTCGTAGTTCCGCTTGATGACGACGACGAGCTTCGTTCGCTTTAACATATGCGTTGACGATATCTTCTTCTGTCGCATCGTTGTCGTCAGCAACCTTTGTAAAGATCTGCACTGCACTTGAACGGTTGGCAGAATATTCTCCGCCAGCATAGCCAAGGCTCCGATCCACTTTGAGCTTCATGGGACGCACACCGATCAACATGGTTCCCGCTTCTTCGGCTATTGTGTACGGGTCACCCTCTTTAGACGGCATGTCTGTAACGGCGCGTGTGGCGCGACCAGGAACAAACTGCCCACCTTTGACTGTGGTAAACTGGTCTATAATACCTGGCATAAATGCGCCTGCTACATGGACCAAGGACTTTGAGAGTTTATCCCCCCACATTTCACCTGTCTCATAGATTTCTGCGCCAGTCTGGGTTCTACCATCCCGCATAGTGACGTCAAACACACGCTCTGCTGCCAGTGCTTCTGACGCAAACGGTTCGGCAAACTTCTTAAACCCTTCCCAAGATGCAGCAAAGATCTGTTCTGCTTCGTTGGCTCCAACCTCACCCTTTTCTCCGTACACTTGTAGTGCCGCACGGGCAGGGGCCAGCATAAACTCATAGGGCAACATGTAGGACAAATCAGCGTATTCAGCCTCGCCGTCCTTGAGCTTGCTTAAATACATAAGCGTGTTGCCTTTGGTCCAGTACGGACTGTTCTCTGCCAGCAACTGCTCTTCTTCTGGTGTTACTTCAAGGACACTATGGGCAGCGTCACGCATTGCAATCGGCGCTACACCAGCCATAGAGATGTAGCCTGTTAAACGCTGCGCCCCGATTCCACGGATCTGACGTGCAAGAGCACGAGCCTGCTGCTCACCAAGAGCTTGAACCAGTTCTGGAGTAGCCTTGAACCCCATCTCTTTGACAGCGCGGTTTACAATGTTGCCGGAAGTACGAATAATCTCCGCAGGGAACGCCATGAAGTTTCCAACAACAGGGATCCGACGCAGTGATTTAATAGCTTCTGGGACCATGGAATATGTAGGCATGGTCTGCTTTACGAGATCAATGGCAAGCATGTCACCGAAATCAGTATCAGCAATAGAACGTGTTCTCTGCACAAGACCCGCGTCCATCAGAGCTTGCTGCACCTGTGGTGACACGTTGTCGATATCAATGCCGCCCTTGCGAAGAGCCGCACCATACCTAGCCTTCTCGCCCAACGCACCCACGACCTTCCAATAGTCGTCGCCAAGCTGATACGTCTTTTCCATAAACCGAACAGGGGCACCCACTTTGGACTGACGGAAAGCGTTACCTGCTTTGTTTAGACGGGCCGAAACGCCAAGCTCGGTTTGTTCTTCCAGCAATCTACGAAGTTCGTTTAACTGAATGTTCTGACCAATTGCACCCTCGTCTGCCATAGATCTAAGCAACTTAAACTGCTCTGGACTATCGATGGCGTTGGACACAAGAACGTCGGCACTCTCAAACAACCCCATGTTTCTGCCAAGCAAACCGTTGGCTCCTACAACAAACGTGTTGGATAGAAAGTTCCGAACTTGTGACAGTGGGTTGAGCACTGTCTTCGACATTTGCGACAGACCCTTGAGTTGCAAAGATACAGCAAGAGCCTGCTGGACGGCAGAGCTTGACCGAAGTGGTGTAGTCAGAGAGTTATACACTTCCACTGGAACGTAGCTGCCAGACAACGATCCGAACTTACCGCCAAACGCACGATCAGGGTTAAGTTCCCCAGCCTTTACATACCCATAACCCTCAAGCTGAGAGATCATCTGATCCGTCAGGTTGTTTCCATCAATCACGGGCCGTTGTCCGCGTTGCAGTAACGGCAGACCGCTTTGAAAATCAATTTTACCAAGAGAGTTTTCAACCTCACGGTACAGCTTCTGGGCAGCAACTGTGTTAGACATATCGTTGATAGTTCGTAGATACGCCTCACGCGGGTCACGGATCACGCCCATCATCTCTTGCAGCATAGGCGCTTCATCAAGGATCGAGGACCGATCCTTCAGCATTCCGTCTGCGAGGTTAAACAGGTTGCCTCGTGTTTGCGTTTTTACTTCTCGGTTGCCCTTGGTCAAATACTTTACAAACTCTGGGGCGTCAGGAGCCAAATCACCCATTGCCAAATGCGAACGGTCAAACTGTTCTGCAATAAAATCTGAAGCTGCGGCTCTAGGATCGTCCACCACAAGCTGCGCCATGGGGTCGTCCGGACGGATGCGACCGTTGTCGATACCGTTTTGTATCCTCATGTTTCTGTTTTGAAATGCCTTTTCCACTTCGGCTACCGCAGTTTTGTATTGCGGTAATGACTCCGGTTTTACTCCTCTGAACTTTTCAGGGCGAAGATTAAGCTCATACAAGCGACGGATATATGTGGCTTGGTTTTGATCGAACAGCCCCTGTATTCGGTCGATTTCTTCTCTTGGTAGGTTAGACTCTTCAATAGACTGACGGAAGGTGCCACTTAGATTTGTGATCTGCTCCCGCATTCTGTCCGCGGCTTTGGTAACCTTGTCCCCATACGCCGAACGGAAATCCGCAGGAGCCATTTCCCCAGTTAGGTAATCCATCGTATCGCTATAGGTACGCTGTATTCTTTCACGCCCCGTGCGAAACAAACCTCTAACGCCTTGGAATTTAAACAAGTCTCGAATAGCTTTGTCATAATCACGAAGCACCGTCTCGGCTATTTTTTCTTGCCCCTCAGTCATACCCTCTGCTGTACGCAGTGCCGTCATAACTTCGCCTTGAACCAAGCCATCCGGTGTTAAATACTTCTTGACCCGTGGGCCGACAACCGGAGCTTCAAGGATCTTGTTGCCCATGTAATCAAACGCATTAGACAGCCCCCGAGCCATGGCTGGCACACCTGGAACCTGACCAATACCTTTGATAGTCGCACCCACCACGGGAAGTGCAACCTCTGCACCAAGGTTAAACCCAGCGCCCTCAAGACCAAGACGCAGCTTGTTGCGAAGACGAACACCAGTAAGCTCTTTTCCTGTCAAACCCTCTTCGTCTTCTGTCCGCATAAACTCGGGCATTGCATCCCAACTGTCAGCAAGCGTAGTCATCGAGCTAGGGGACACCAATACGTCGGCAACTCCTGTGCCTACCGTGGTCAAAGCAGCGCGACCAGCGCGTGTGCCCGTCAACGCTTTGGGTGCTTTTTCCCCAAACTTAACAGCGGACTTACCAAACAACGTCTTTGCTTTGGGCAGAGGCGTACCCGCTTGTATAGCTTTCCTCGCTTTGTCCGCTTTGGATACCCAGCTAAACACACCAAGGCCAGGTGTAGCATAGTTCGTTATGACCTCTGCGACTTTACCCGCAGTACGCTCTGGTCGTAACCCTGTTGCATCCTTGAAGTTTTCAAAGGCTTGTGTGGTGGCTTCTTGGCTACCCTCGTCTACGATGTCCACAGCTTCGAGACCCGCCGCACCAAGTTCCGAGAGCCCCTGCGCGATGTTAACTATGCCAGCGCCAGCGCCCCGACCGATAGAACCAACAACCGTTTGATCTGATTCTTCTGCGAGAATGGGTACGAAGGCAGCGGGTTCTTCCGGTTCTGCGAGAATAGGTACAAACTCTTCCGCCATTTACTGCACCTTATATTGTTTTCCGTCGGGCCCTGTATATACAGTTAGACCCGCCTCTTTTGCTTCGTTGTTTAGTTCTTGATGACTTTTTCCTGAATCGCCACCGCCTCCGAGTTGATCGTCTAACCCGCCCTCCGTTAAAAATGTATCTACATATGTTTGTACTTTAGCGGGATCGGGAGTTCCGTCTTCGCTCAACACCCCAGGAAATAAATCTGGGTTTTTAGTGATGTTGCCAATGAGAATTTGACGTAAACGGTTGTCCGTGTATGTATCTTTCCCTTCGCCGCGCACCCTAGCAAGTTGTAGGTCTCTAACAAACTCAGCGGCGTCGTCTTCCAACTTGAATGCCCGTTCAATCGCCATTGTTTTGACAGCGTCTTCACGTTCCTGCCTAGTGGCTCGATCTTCTTTCATCATCTTCGTACCAGCCAGCATACCGTTGGCGATGTTTTGTAATGCGCTAGGGCTTTCTCCTGCGGCAATAGCAAACCCAATCATTGCCATGTTGTGCCACATTTCTTTTTCGGCGTCTTTGTCATCCATGCCTAGCATTTCGCTAAACAATCTC